CTGAATTTGCACAAACAATACAAATGGCTGCAAAAGGTAGGCCAATCAAAATTATAGAAAGTAGATTTAAAAATCATTTAGCTGCATTGGGATTAAGAGAAGCACTAAAAGACAAGGAGCAATAAATGGCATCAACAGCACTACAAATAGACGCATTATGGGCAGGTTTAAACGATCCAGACACTGGTCAATCATATTCAGGCGCGATAGTTGCATTCTTCGAATCTGGAACTACTACGCCTAAAGCTGTTTGGTTAGATACCGATAAAACTTTACCATCTGGCGCAGGCTTAACACAATCGACACTTGACTCAAATGGTGTATTAAAAGCTTTTGGTGACGGTGCTTATAAAATTAATATTTACGCACCGACAGACACAGGATTAACAACACCACTATCAGGCTCTATTGATGGTGCTGAATATATTGTAACAACAGACCCTTCAAGTGTTGGGTATGATTCTATAGTAGATATGAGAGCTGGTACTGGTGGCGCTGAAGATGGTTCAGTTATTACTCTTTTAGGCTACTACACTCCCGGTGACGGTGGTGGCGGTCAATTCTATTGGGACGCAACAAGCACAGATTCAGACGACACCGGGCTGACAGTCAAGGTGACATCTATAACCACAGGTCGGTGGAAAAGACTATATAACAAAACAGAAATACACGCTGATTGGTATGGGTTGAGTGAGTCCGCAAGCGCAGCAATAAACGCAACAGCAATACAGGCAGCTATTGACAACTTCACAGATAGAACAGAAGGTGGAACAGTAAGGATCCCAAAAGGTACATTTAGTTGTTCGCCTGATGTGATCACACTTAACGAAAAGCGGAATGTTTCAATTGTTGGGTCGACATCTATGTATGGATATGAAACACCAAAGGCGGGAACATATCTTTCATTTACAAATGGAACTGTTGGTATTGATATATCCTTAACCGGTAATGATACATTTACCTCTTACAATAAAATTAAAAACATTGGCGTTGTTGGATCAGGTACGACATACGGTATATTGATTGATGGAATTAACATGATAGAAGACAGTTCAGTATCAGGTTGTACACAAGCAAATATTTACATGCGAGAGTTGATTAACTCATCAACAATAAATAGGGTATCATGTACAGGTGCAACAAATTACGGTATGGAAATAGGGAGCGCTACAACAAACAACACGACCTTTAATATTGATCGCTTGAATTGCAGGTCTAATGGTTACGGGTTAAAAATATCAAACGCATTAAATTTAAGGGTAACAAACTCTGTCTTCGAATCAAATACAAACGAGGGTGTGATAATTGAAAAACCAGCAGGTAGGCAATGTGATAATATAACTTTTGAAAATTGCTGGCTTGAAAACAATTATGTTGGTGGCTCTGGTTATCAGCTTGTTATAGATGCCACGACTGTTGACGGAACAGCAGCAAACTCACCCGCAAGCATAAGATTTACTGATTGTGAGATAAATGCTTCAGGATCTCAAAAATCAATCAATGTAAATGCTGCTTACGGCGTAAACTTCGAAAATCTTTCTATGAGTACAGGTTTAGGGACTCCAGGTGACGCAACATTAATCAATTCATCATACGGGCGGTCTGTGTTTTTTATTGAGGGTTTCCCAGTCGTCCCGACTTTAGGCTATGGAAACGGTGGCGGTTATTTTGAAAAAAAATTTAGTGGTTCCGGTGGGTTTAAAACAGACTTAGACATTCACAAAGCAGGTGGAAGAACTGAGACAGTTTGGTTCGTAATAGATACAATAGCCGCAGGGAATACATACTATTTAAGCCCAATAACATACAATGCGGCTGGAATTACTATGGATAGCAATACATACCCTGTTTTAAAAGCTGGCTCCCTTGTTGGTCTAATAACAACCAGAAGAAACACAATAGATGCAGGAACATTGACAGTTACACCATATTTCAGAACTTCATGGCAATCAGCAGCTTTTGATTTTACTGGTTCCGATGTAGTGTTAAATTCATCAAGCAACGATGATACAAGGACTATCTATGGAGTTGAAACATACACTTTTATAAGCACTTATGGTATGGGTGTCAAAATAGTATCCGATGGGTCATATGCTGCATCTTTAGGGCATCAAATGCTAATAGGTCTTGTGATAGAATATTAAACACACGCAACACCTCACGACAAACCGTCAATACTATCAAATATTATCATTAAATTTTGGTTAATTGGCTGTCATGGGGTGCGACTTGTGTTTAAACAAGTGGTTTTAAATAGCCTCACCTCCTATCAAATTCTTGTTGTAGTTTTTCTATCTCTTCAACATAATCAATATTGTATTTATCGTAAAAAGTAATCTTTCCTATCTGGTGGCGCTCTGAGTGATGCTCTCTGCATAAAGGCACTGTCTCACGGTCAGAACACTTCATAGCAACGCCTCCGGTCTTTCCTATGGGTTCATGGTGTGCCTCTGAGTTTCGGTAGCAAATAAGGCACATTTTGGAGCGTATAAAGTCAAGATACCATCTGCTTCTTTTATCTGGATACTCATCTTCTTTAAAGAAAGATATTACCTGTGCCATATTCCCTCCTGTTAATGGGTTAATTATTTAAACCTACGCAATCCTGCTTTTTGAGCATCTACAAGACGTTGCTTTGGAACAACACCTTGACAATCTCTACATCCAAACCAAGGGTTAAGTGAATACCCGCAAGCGTTAGCCTCTTCATGAGTTTTAAAAACATTACCACAACACTTACACGTAGCCACAACAATCCCTTGCATTCTTTCTTGGTCGCTTAATTTCATACCTCTCTCCTATTGATATGGTTAATCTTTAAGGCTTTTATTTATAATTGAGTCTGGATCAATAGCCGCTTTAAGCATAGTTCCAATCATATTTTCGTTGTGCTTAATAGAATCACGTACAGATTTTTGGTTTATATCAGCCAATTCTTTATAGTGTTCAATGTCTTCTTTTAATCTTTTGTTTTCCCTGTATAGTTCAACGACCTCATGTGCCAAAACAACTATGTCGGGCATCTCTAATCCATACATTCCCATACCTCTCTCCTTATTGTTAAAAGACTAAAGTTCTTCCTCTAAATCAAGGCTCATTTCTTCTTTACAAAATAAACATAGTCCCCAATCACCATTCGCAGTTGTTCTACTATATGGAATCCTACCAACATCTTCACCAAAATATTCTGCTACACAAGAGTTACAGTACGAATATGCGTCCTCAGTAGTTTTATTCATTATTGGGAAATCATCAAATGTTATTTCATCCATTACAAACCACCTTGCTATTAGTTATATTAAACGCAATTAATTTCCGGTCATTATATCTTGTGCAACTAAAGCGGGGCAATCTAATTCATGCTTAAAGTCATTGAGTTCATAGCTTTTTGAATTGCAATATTTACACTCGTACTGACCTCTATAATCACAACTATCATAAAAATAAACACAATCTTCTAAAATAGTTTTAGCAAGTATCAGAACATCATCTTTATTAAAGTCACACATAAAACCTCCTATTAACTGGTATATTATATAAGCGCATGCACACAGGCATTAATAAAACACTATTCTTCACATGCCCGCTCGCATGCAGGTCTCTAATAATTTTCAAAGCACCCGCACGCCTACCCGCATGTGGGTAATGTGTCATCTCGCATGCGTACTTTATCAGTAAACCCTCTATTTGGGTACGCTTTCCTTGTTTCAATCGGTGAATCTCCATATTTCCATGTCTTCCATTTATCAATAAACTTATATTTTGTTGAGTGTCCTTGTCTGGATCCACCTTGCTCAGTTATTGACAAGAACCCTAAAGCAAGTAATCTGTCAATCGCTCTCGTGATAGTAGAATTGTTCATATTAAACGGCTCATCATTCAACTGTCTGTATGGTATCAATATTTCATTAGATGCCGTGTAACGCTTCTTTTTAGTCTTCTTTTGTGATGTTTTCTCCATACGTCTTTCGAGCATGGCAAAATCTAATACTTTTCTTTCAGATAGCTTGAGTGATTGTAGGGCTGTTGAGTAGACCATCTCTTTTGTAAGAGGAGTCCAGCGAGTGCTGATGTGCTTCATTTTATCTCCAAAAGGTGTCCGATAATAGCGCCCCTTTTGGAGAAGTATGACGCTATCATCGGTTAATTATTAGCCTATTTACTAAGGGTAATTAATCCTTAATAGACAATTAATAGTAGCACACCGGATAACTAAAATCAACAGGCTATTCTTCGCCTTTCACAATACTCTGTATTTCATCAAAAACATAATCAACATTATCAAAATCAACATCAAAGTCGGTCTCAACAGCTCTTGAACATTGATGGCACAAAAAACCAGACTTCACGCAATTTTCAAAAAACTCATCTTCTATTTCGTCTACTGTCTTTCCTTCAATGTCAATATCAGCTTCAAACTCTGCTGACGCATACACCGGTAACATTATTTTAATCTTCATAACTCCTCCATTAAAATCTATTTATAAACGCTTGTTAGTCTTCATCCTCTTCGTACTTTTCACACGCTTCAGTATCAGCATAAATTTCATGACCGTCAATCTCACATTCTTCATTTTGCCAATTATGAACGCATGTTTCGCATGTTTCAATCATCCTCTCTCACCTCCGATCTGCATGATTAAAAATCTGACTCATTAGGATCAGGTATGTAACAATTATGAAACTCCGCAGCCCATTGCTTTACCTGCTCTAAAAAATCGTTAAATTCATCGGTATCAAGATCAGTTGTTGACCTAATATAGTCTGGCTTTCCTTCTTCGCTTACAAGTAAAAATTTAAGACCTATTGCGCTGTGCATTTCGTCAACGGTATAGCCTATTTTATTTCCAAGCACCACACAAACAACCCCAAAGTAATAATTGTTTTGAGGTAAAGACCTTTGTTTTCTATACTTCTTAACAACAACCTCACATTCTACTCCCTCCAGGGTGTGCAAGTATCGTGTAAATTGCTCGATATTGCGAACTGACATAACGCCGTTTGTTGGCGTGCCTCTGAATTTTGGAATAACTTTTTTCATATCAAAACCCACTCTCACAAAAAGGACATAATATATCATTAGCCTTATCATCCGAAACAGGAACCCACATTGACCGCTTTACGTATCTGCCACACCGACTGCATCTTGTGTGGAAGTGGTAGGGTTCGGTTTTCTTTCTAATATATCGGCTCCATATTTTATCATACCCCCTCCAAAAAACATGGCCCTGTATTGTGTCTACCCAAGTAAAGGCACTTGTAAAATAATCATACCTACTTTTTATCGGTCTTGGGTGTTCAGATATTTGTGCGTGCATTACGAAATTATGAACATATCTATCAAAAATCCCATTATGCTTCAGAAACTTCACGAACTCTTTTTGAATTGTCATCTCACCACCTCATATTACTATTTTTCAAAAATTAGTATTAATTACTCTGTAGCCTCAAAGAAGCTATAAAAGCAGTGAATAGCATCTGAACACATCCACTTAATACCGCCCGGTCTTTTTACAGATATAAGATTACTTTGGCACTCAGGGCAGGTTAACAAAGCCTTACCACAGGCTGTATCTCTTTTTTCTGCGTCTTCGTATGCGTCTTCCATGGGGCCCCCTTTAAATTTGAAAATATGTGTTAATAACCCACCAAGCCCCGCACCAACAACAGCGTAGGCTTGAAGATTTTTTATACCTATCTGATTCTCCATAAACGAAAAACAAGCCACCCAAGCAACAAGCCAAAGAATCCATAAAATTATTTTCATAACGCCTCCTTATTAACTTCGTTTTTAAGATTTAATTTTCTTAACAAGCTCTTGCAGGTCTTTGTGAAACAACCTAACCTCAATTTTTATAATCTTTATCAAATCCTCATCTCTTTCAACCTCAACCATAAAAGGCTTTAACCCAGGGAAATAAGACATAAACCACCACGAGGGCCAACCTGTTATAGCAAGACTTGTTTGAACCTGTAAAATGTGCTTTGTTGGCAGTTTATTATCTTTTTTAGTCATCATAAATTCTTTTAGTTGGGGGCATTTTGTTTCATAGCCCACCTCTTTTTCCTCGTTAAAACCATCCGGGCTTATATGCCAGTTTCTTTTCTCATCGTTAAATATCATTGCACATTCTGATAAAGGAATACTTTTTCTAAACTCAAATAATCTACGGGCGCTTGGTTCATGCTCGTTCCCCCACTGCATCTCGTAATTTGCATATAAGGGCTTAGATCGTCTTGATATTATCTGTGAAGCTTTTTCCACTAAAAAATTTTCTCTTGATTCAGATCGTTTCCCTTTAGTGGTGATAATTTTAGAAATATCAGTACCACCGATAGAATCAAGTTTCGCTTCGTGCCATTCTGGTTCGCCCTGGTTAAATGAATTTTCAATTATCATGATTCACCATCCACTGGTTGAAGTTCTGCAACACATTGACTAAATTGACTTGCCGGAATATTTTCTAAACTACTAACACGCAAATAAGAACAATAATCTTCAGCACTTTTACCAATTGCAAGCAACATATCAGTTAATTGGCTAACTTGTTTTTCTGATATATTCTGGACTTTTTCAGGTGAAATTCTAACACCTCCGACAATTTCACCTTTCATTTTCACGTTATAGTCAATATAAAGCCTTATTGTAATGTTTTTCCAATCTTCTACAAAAGGACTGCCCCCGGCATGGCCTTTCATTATTTTGCTATTCCCGGCATTTAAAACAAGGGGCTTAATCCCTTCTTTAAAGTAAGCAATATTATAGTTTCCTTTCCTTCCAGCCACAGCAACACCGTATTCCTGATTTACGTGAGATACAGTAAATATCAAGTTAGACTTTGCTTCAAGTAAATCTTCAAGGTCTGCAACTCCGAGATGATCGCTTTTGTATACTTTTCTGAAGTGTGTTTTATTTTCTTTAGACATCTTTATCCTCCATCTCAAGTTTTAAAGTTTCAAATTCTTCTTCTGTTAATTCATCACAAGGAACTTCATCAAACTTATCAAATTTGCACTCACCGTTTTTATGAAAAGGGCAAGTTGTATCGGCACAGTTTAGAGTTTTGTATAGCATTATTCTTTCCCCTTTGGCTCTAAGTAGTATTTATCAAGTATCTTTTCGAGCATATCCTGACCGCCTTTTTGATGCGCTCTTTTTATTGCGAATTTTTGGGCATCGCTAAAAGCGCTATCGTTAAGCGGTGACGATTCGAACCAAGTATCAAATTCTTTTTCTATATCCATCTCATCTCTCCTTTGTTTGTTGTTGATGTCTCCATAATACATGAGTGAAAATTAATTGCAAGTCTTTTTTGTAAAAAAATGTAATTATTTTTACTTGACAGGTTGTATCCGGTCGTGATAGTGTAAGATCATAACAGATAACTAAGGAGGAAAAATTGAGAGACTTCATAACAAAAAAAGAACTGGCAGTCAGACACGGCGTTAAATTAAGAACTATTGACAGTTGGATAAGAGACAAAAACTTACCCTTCTATAAATTCGGTAGCAACATTGTATTTAAAGAAATTGAACTTGAACAATGGGGAAAAGAACAGGCTGAAATATTTAAGGCAAAGGAGAAAGAATAATGTACTCAAAAAAAAGCATAGCAAAAGCAATCATCTGTTTAATAATATTCTCAATCGGTGGTGTAGGTACTATATTCTGTTTCGAGCATCGCCTGGACGCTTCTATGATTCTAATTTGGGTGGGTGACGTGTGCTTGCTAAAATACGTTGTTAATCATGATATGTTTGTTGGATATTAGGAGGTGTTGGAGATGAAGAAAGAATTAGCTTTTATTTCTCTATTGTGTGGCATTGCTGTTTTTGGGCTACAGATGCAAGTATTAAAACTAAAGAAGTGTACTATTAACCTGCAAAAAGCAGTTATAACACTACAGGAAAAAGTACTTGAAGATAATTACACAGCATCACAGGCAGAGTTTTTGAAGAGCATCGAACGGGCTAAAAATAATAGGGGGAATTGATGTATACAGATTATTGTGGTGAAAATTGCCAGTATTTAAACATATCAGAGAAAGACCAAAATTTATATTCACGTAAACCAGATCATAGGTGTCATAAATATAATGTTAGGCTTTATCATTTAAGGTTTCACCCAAACATCGTTAAATGTAGAGCGTGTAAAGAACAGAAATAACCACTAAAAGGAGGATGGAGAGTGAAGTATTCAGAGTTTATAAAAACTAAAGAAAGATCAATTAAAAATATCGGGTTCAAACCTGTATTTATGCCTGATATTTTATTTGACTTTCAGCATGATCTTGTTGTGTGGGCTGTCAAAAAAGGTAAGGCTGCAATTTGGGCCGGATGTGGTCTTGGTAAAACATTAATGCAATTAACATTTGCACAAAACGTTTATTTAAAAACTAAAAAACCTATTTTGATACTTGCACCATTGGGCGTTACAGCACAAACAAAAAAAGAAGGCTTATTAATTGGTTTAGATATTAATATTTGTTCTGATAGTAATGATATTATTAGTGGTATAAATATAACGAACTACGAAAAATTACATAAGTTTGATTGTTCTGTTTTCTCTGGAATCATCCTTGATGAATCGAGTATATTGAAAAATTTTTCAGGCGCTATTAAAACAAAAATAGTCGAAAGCTTTTACAACACTAAATATAAGCTATGCTGTTCTGCTACTCCATCACCAAACGATTTTACGGAAATTGGAACACATGCTGAATTTTTAAATGTATGTTCCAGGGTTGAAATGTTGGCGACATATTTTATTCATGACTCAGGATCAACTCAAAAGTGGCGATTGAAAGGCCATGCAGAGAGCAAGTTTTTTAAATGGGTTTCTAATTGGGCTGTTATGATTGAGAAACCGTCTGATATTGGTTATGACGATGCACATATGAAATTACCACCTCTTAATATGTTTGAACATATTGTAAAGTCAGAGCCAGAACATGGTGAATTGTTTGTCAGATATGCAGAGACTTTGAATGAAAGAAGACAGGCAAGAAAGGAAAGTATTGGTGACAGGTGCAAGCTCGCAGCCGATCTTAACAATTCAACGTCAGAGCAATTCTTAAACTGGTGCAATTTAAATGATGAAAGTTCATTACTAACAGAATTAATCGATAATTGTGTTGAGGTTAAAGGTGCAGATAAAAACGAAAAGAAAGAAAAAAACATGCTGGCATTTTCAGAAAATGAAATAGAAAAACTTACCACCAAACCAAAAATAGCACAATTCGGCCTTAATTGGCAATCGTGCCATAATATGTGTTTTGTTGGCCTGTCGGATTCTTTTGAATCATTTTATCAGGCGCTAAGGCGTTGTTATAGGTTTGGTCAGAAACACCCGGTAAATGTTCATATTATTATTTCAGAAAAAGAGGGAAATGTTCTTGAAAACATTAAGAGGAAAGAGGCAAACGCAAAGGCAATGCTTGAAAGAATGGTTAAACATATCAGTTTAAATAGTGTTAACCAAATCAAAACAGGATCAAGAAAATCTAAAACTAAAACAGAAACTTTTATTATACCTAAATTTATGAGGAACTAAATCATGTTGAATCAGGAACATTCAGAAAACTGGAGCTTGTATAATGGTGATTGTGTTGAAATAATTAGTAACTTTGAAGATAACAGCCTTGACTATTCTATTTTTTCGCCACCTTTCGCATCTTTATATACATATTCAGACTCAATTAATGACATGGGCAACAGCGCATCTGATGAAGAGTTTTATACACAATTCAGCTATCTTGTTAAAGAATTATACCGTACCATTAAGGCTGGCAGAATTGTTTCGTTTCATTGTATGCTTATCCCAGCAATGAAGGAAAGAGACGGGTTTATCGGGATTAAAGATTTCAGAGGTGACCTTATCCGGATGTTTCAAAAAGAGGGTTTTATATTTCATTCAGAGGTTACAATATGGAAAGACCCATTAATAGAAGCAGTAAGAACAAAAGCGCTTGGTTTGATGCACAAGCAACTATGTAAAGATTCATCTATGTGCCGTCAGGGATTGCCTGATTATGTTGTATCTATGAGAAAACCAGGGGTAAACGAAAACTTTATAACACACGAAACAGGATTAACTTGCTATGCTGGCGCTGTGACTCCTGAAGGGGATGTTTTATCGCATGAGATTTGGCGAAAGTACGCTTCACCTGTATGGAATGATATCCGGCAAGGGAACACATTAAATAAACTTCCAGCAAGAGATGAAAAAGATGAAAAGCATATTTGCCCATTACAACTCGATGTTATCGAAAGATGTATAACTTTATGGAGTAATCCAGGGGATATAGTTTTTTCTCCATTTGGTGGTATCGGTTCAGAGGGTTATAAAGCTGTTGAAATGGGCCGTAAATCAATAGCAACTGAGCTTAAAACAAATTATTACGATGTCGCTATTAAAAACATGAGACAGATTGAAAACAAACCTAAACAATTGGAGCTATTCTAATGGATAAAATATACATCGCAATCCCATATTCCAGCGTCAATAAAGAAGAGTCTTTTCGCCTGTCAAACAAGATTGCAGCGGAGCAATATAAAATGGGTAATATTGTCTATGCACCGGTATCACATTCCCACCCGATAGCAATCCAGGAGGGTTTGCCTGGTGGGTTTGAATTTTGGGAGAAAATTGATTTTGAGTTTATCCGGTGGGCTGATTATGTTTTAGTCATTAAAATGGAAGGGTGGAAAGAGTCTAAAGGTGTTCAAAAAGAGATAGCATATTGCAGGATGGTACTTAAAAAGCCCGTTCACTTATTAGATTTAGAAACCAGAATATTAACGGAGGATATAACAAATGAATAGAAATGATTTTAAATTTAGAAGCCAGTATAAAAAAGCGATAATTGAAGAAATTAAAAAATATAGGTCTGAGGGTGGTACTTATCGAGAGATCGCAGAAATATTTAATGAAAATAATTACGAAACATTGACAGGTAAGGGTAAGTGGCACTTTGGGTCTGTTTATCAGACTTTTGTTTAAACTATTCTAAAGCGAAAAGGAGAGACGATGTTTAGATTTTTAAATAAAATAATAAATAAGTTATTTAGAAAAGAAATAATTATTATAAATCTCAAAGATTATTATTGGGATTATCGACCTATAGAGCCTGATAATGGTGGCACTATTATTGAGCCTAAAGAAATAAAGTGGATTAAAACAAAGTAGTTGACTTGCGCTGAGAATGATGTAATATTAAAGTGAAACAGAAATTAAAAAGGAGAGAGAGAGATGGCAAGTTTAATTAAGTACGAGAACAAACAGGGTTACCACATGAAAAAAAAAGAAGCGGATAACATGATGAGGGTTTACGAGTGGTTTAAAGAAAACAGAACCGGAACGATGAAGGACTGTCAAGAATCAACTGGGTTATCACATGTGACAGTTAGGAAGCATATGAGAATACTTGGGTTGAAATAAAAAAGGAAAGCCCTCGTCAAAGGGCTTAGAGTGGAGAGATAGGAAATATCAACTACCTACCTTATACCACACAACTATTAATATGTCAAACAAGGTTTATTATGAAAAAAGATGCCTATTATTTTCCACACTTCTGCAATGCAAGACATGACCGGAAGTTAAAAAGAGTTCAAAAAGAATTGGGTATAGAGGGTTATGGTATTTATTTTATGTTGCTTGAAACCCTAAGAGAGCAAGACGAATTTAAATACCCTATCGAAGATATTGACTTACTTGCTGATGAGTTTGGGACGAGTGAGCAAAAGGTGCGAACAGTTGTCACAAACTATAAGCTTTTTTCACTTGATAAAGCAGAGAATTTTTTCAGCATAAAATTATTAGAGTACTTAAAACCATACCTAACAATGAAAGAACAAAGGAGGCAAGCAGGGCTTAAATCAGGTGAAGCGAGAAGAAAGAAAGCATTGTCGAACGACCGTTCAACGACCGTTCAACGGAAGATGAACGAAAACGAACAAAGTAAAGTAAAGAAAAGTAAAGTAAATAATACTCTTGAAAAAGAGTTTGATTCATTTTGGGAATTATACCAGAAAAAAGAAGATAGAAAAAAATGCTTTGCTAAATGGAAAACTTTAAATGTAAAAGACAAGGAATTAATTTTCTTGACTGTATCAGCTTATGTAAATTCTACTCAAGATCGGCAGTACAGAAAAAATCCTTTAACTTGGCTTAATGGTGAATGTTGGAATAATGAGATTGTTTCCCAAAAACAAACCTCTACTTTTATCGAATGCGATCTACCGGAGATATAAACATGATATTTGATAAGCAACCACCAAATAACATAGATTTAGAGGAATCGGTTCTTTCATCTCTGATTATAGGTTCCGAATCAATAGACGATGTTTTTTTACAGGCAGATGAATTTTATAAGCCAGCACACGTTGAAATATTTAAGGCTATAAAATCACTCCAAGGTCAAAATATTGAAGTTGATTTGTTATCTGTAACCAACAAATTAAAAGAATCAAATACTCTTGAGGTTGCCGGAGGTGTTTCGTATCTTTCAAGGCTTCTTGATTGCCCTGTATCGGTTAACCTTGAATACTACGTTAAAAAGATTAAAGAATCAGCAAATCTAAGAAAGTTAATTACAATTTCTCATAGTGTTACTTCTTCATGTTATAACAAAGAAAAATCTGCTACAGATATCATAGAAAATGCACAAAGAGATATTTCAGATATCGGAGCAGAGGAAACAGGTAAAACAGACATTAAAGATATCGTAAATTCAACTTACGATAAGCTGGAAAAATTAAGAGAAAGTGATGGTTTTGTTTCTGGCATACCTTCGGGGTATTCAAAATTAGACAAACACACGTCAGGATTTCAAAATTCTGACCTTATTTTGATCGGCGCAAGGCCAAGTATGGGTAAGACTACTTTAGCGGTTAATATCGCAAGATACGCAGCCTTTAATTTTTATCCTGTTTTAATCTTTAGCCTGGAAATGAGTAACGAGCAATTAACACACAGGTTATTATCTGAAATGTCAGAAGTGAATGGTATGAAATTTAAAAGCGCTTCTTTTTCTGATTCTGAATGGGTAAGAGTTAAAAGTGCAACTGGCAACCTTTACGAAATGCCGATACACATAGTAGATAAAACAGGGTTGTCTATTAATGAAATTATGTCAATTACAAGATCGTTTAAGAGAAAGCATAAAATATCTTTGGTTGTTTTAGATTACATTCAACTTATTTCCGGGTGGAATAAAGACGGACAAGGCCCGAAAGCTAAAATATCAAACGGGTTAAAGGCTATTGCGAAATCTCTTAACCTTCCAGTGATCGCATTAACCCAACTTAATAGAAACCTTGAAAGGAGGGACGACAAGCGCCCTATTATGTCAGATTTACGGGAATCAGGAGCTTTAGAGCAGGATGCAGATATAGCAATGTTTTTATATCGGCATGAGGTTTATGAAACTAAAGAAGAACAGTTAATCGGAGCCAGTAAAGGAAAGGCTGAATTATTAATAAGGAAGAATAGGCAGGGGTCAATAGGTATGACTAAACTAAAGTTTGTGCCTGAATTTACTAAATTTTTTAGTGACGATAATTATTAAGGAGATGGGATTATGGAATTGTTAACAAAAATGTTTTTTATGAATTGGTTTTTGATTGTTTGTGTGTGTATGTTTGACATGAGTGTTTGTAAGAATAAAATTCAGTTCGGGCCTTTTGGTTTTATTCTAAACCTATGGTGTCTATGTGGGTTTATATCAATACCAGCTTATTTAATTTGGCTTATTTTTTAATTATTAACGAGGTTATGAGGATAGATGGAAGAAGACATAAAAGACATGCAAGATGTTAACAGTAAGTGGTTAATACAGGAAACATATGTAAGCGCTGAATGCAGGCATAAAACAAAAAGTGGTAACTGCGAAGAAATTATAGTAAAAACTTTTCCGCTATGGATTCAGTACGACAAGTGCGAAAAACATAAATGCCCTATTCGTGTAAAATAACCATAAGGAAAAAACAACATAAAATTTTCCGTTAGATATTCAGTGCGGAAATAACGGAGGTGAGAGATGGGAAAAGAAATAGACTATCAAGCACACGACAATAAACTCTCAAACAACAAGAGAAAACAAAAAATAGAGTTTGCCAATAAAATGGGTTACGATCATTTTACACAGATGGTAAGCGAGAAATGCAAAGAAGGGCTTACCGGAGGTAAAATAGCAAAATGGATTAACAGTAATAACCCAGGTTTTAACGCTACAACGTCAGCAATAGACCACAATTTAAAAGCAATGGGTATATACAAATATAAAGAAAAGTACAGTGGTAGAAATAGTGGGACAAAGACGCCGAAAATAAAAGCTAAAAGACTTGTTCTTGCCAATAAACTTTGCACTTGCTGTAGGTTAGTACCTGTTAAAGCTGGTAATAGGTTTTTGTGTAATGGGTGTTATATTAGAAATAGCGCTACAGATAGACATAGTGGGGCGAATACATATATTGGGGTTTATTAAAAAAGTTTTGAGAGGGTGATTATTTGCTTGACTTTAAATGTGTAAATGTGTAGGATTAATAAACTAAAAAAAAGGAGAGATAGGATGAAAGTTAAATTAGCAGAAGCACTATTAAGAAGGAAAGAATTACAGGATAAGGTGCAGGTTTTAAAAAATATCAAAGATAAAGACCTATTCGAAATTAAAGCACAAAGAAAACAAATATCAGAAAGTCTTGACGATATTGTTGCACAAGTTCCAAAATTAACAGCATCACAAGTTACATCTGAGTTTGATTGGCATGCAAGGCAGTTAAGGTTGGTTGATGCTGCAATACAGCAAGCAAACTGGACGACAGAAATTGATGTTGGTGATACTGCAATGTCTGACTATAAATAATAAAATAAATCAGTGGGTTTTAAGGTGCGATAGGTGCGATGGAGAAAAGGTCCGCGCCGTACCTTAAACGGTAGATGATACCGGTTCATCGTTGCACTGACCAGACAGTAAGCTGGAATCGCCTATTAAGCGAATACAAATTGGATCTTTATGTTGGTGGTTCAAGTCCGCCCGGCTGAGAAGCTGTAGCTCAATTGGTAGAGCAAAAGAATTGTAGAGTTCTTGGTTCTCATAAAAACCTTGAAGGAACTCCAAATACAATAACATTGAACATTTAATATCCGATTAACCGAATGCTATAACATCCGACGACCGAATACGATAAATCCGATTAACCAATCTTCAGGCTTATCGTATCTTAAAACCCACTGATTAAAGGTGTATATGAAAACAAGAATAAACATAACAATAAACAAAAACGACCTACAAAAAATAGACAACCACGTACATAAGAAAAAAAAGAAGTCTAAAACAAGTAGGTCAAATTTTATTGTGCATTCGGCTTTAGAGAAAATAGAGCTTGATAAAACACGTTTACCGGGAAGAGGGAGAAAGGAAGATGAAGCTTGAAAAGGTAGTTTTTGAAACAGATGGAAGTAAAGGCCCACCAAATATTTATAGTTGTGATATGTGCGTTCTTGATGCTAAAAAGTGTGGTAGAGGTTGTATTGATCACTACTACAAATTTAAAGAGCATTGGGTGGTTTGTACTCGGGATAATATAAAAATTGGTGAGACTGTAGTCGGAATTGTCAGTGGTGATGAATTTGAGGTTATGTATATACACAATAAAACTGAGGAAGCTGTTTTTCGCCATAAAGGGGTTGGTGATGATAGGCCCGTAACTATATGTCATTATAAGATAAACCTAAACAAATAAGGGAAGTAATATGTCATTACCAAAAACAAGTTTTTTAGCAAGGTTGACAAGAGACGTTGAGACACGCTTTACAGATGCAGGAATGTGCATTTCTAAAGTCGGTCTGGCCTGTTCAGAAAAATACGGGGAAAAGGAAACACAATTTTTTATAACTGGAACTGCATTTAAAAAAACTGGTGAGATGATTGCAAATATAACCAAAGGTCAAAGGGTATTTGTTACAGGAAAGCTACAGACGGACAAATGGACAGACAACAATACAGGTCAAAACAGATCAGCAATCTCTATGGTAATCGAATCATTTGAATTTATTGAGCCGAGAGACAACCAGCAACAGCAAGGTAATTTCCAGCAGCCACAGAACCAAGGGTTTCAAACACCACAGAATCAGCAATTTCAACAAGGCCAGAGAGATATGCAGAATCCTGGTGGAGGTGGTTTCCAGAGCCAACCGAGAAATCAAGAACAAGACCAAGATTTGCCATTTTGATAATCAACGCCAGTATAGCTCAGTTGGTAAGAGCAACAAGATTAAAACTCTTGGGTCGTGGGTTCGAGTCCCACTCAGGTGCAAAAACAATTTTGCGTAGTGTGTTCGGAGTTAGAGGGCAGACAAACTGAGCCGGATAATAGTAACCGGTCCTGGATCCACAAATCTTCAGGATAGTCGATGGTTCAAGTCCATCCTACGCAATTCAACACTTTAGGAGAGGATAGATGACAAAAGATGAATTAAAACAAGATATGACAATATATCTACATCTCAAGCCTGATACATGGAAAGAATACACGTTTGAGGAATTATTTAGAATTGCACAACGTTTGCCACAGCCAAATTATAAAATGTTTGTGCGAAGATATGGCCATCTTGTTGAGAATCTTTTAGGATAATTTAACAGTGAGGATAATATGAGAAGCTCTTACAGACTAACACTATCAAGATACATAAACCTTTTTACTGATGTTTATATCGGTGATGAATTAGATTTTTGGTGTCAGATATCGGAGTACTTCACATGCGAGTAATTCTACAGGTTGGCAGATACAGAATATATCTTAAAGAAAATAAAAGATCTTTAGGCTCGCATTATTCTATTAATTTTCACGCATGGGATAAAGAGATATGGGAAAAGATGAAAAAATTAAAAAAAAGAAGAAAGCAAAACCAATTTACAAAGGTATAGAGTTTGATTCTTTTGAAGAGATCGGTTTTTATCAGTGGTGCGAGGAGGCTAAAGAGCATAATTTAATAGGCTTGTTTATTTACCACCCACCAAGCTATACATTAAGCACAAAACAAACTTATATGATACCAAAGCAGCTTAAAACTAAAGTGAGATATGATGAGCGTGAATTATTAAAACCACATGTATTCACTTTGGATTTTAAGATATTCTCATTCTCAGATAGAATCAACAAGCTTTTTATCAAAGAGTATGTAACATCCGGTGAGATCGTTATTGATGTAAAAGGAAAAGGTGAGAGTGCAGATAAAAAAAGAATTTTTACTTTAAATCAAAAATGGCTATTCGAGAAATTCGGAGTCTACGCAAATATGGTTAGGGCAGATGAATTTTTTCAGAGTACGTGGATCCCTGAAGGTTACAGATACACCCCGATAACAGGAAATATTAAAAAGAAATTCTTAAACACGCCAACAATAAGCGAATATTTAAAAAAGGGAGGGTGAGTTGTGGAGGTAATTATAGATGGTGTAAGATACATACCAGCGAAAAGTGCAATAGCAAATACTCTTGATATTGTAAAAGGTTTACTTGCTGAAGGATATGGAACGGCTGATGATGAAGAGGCTGAAAATCAATTAAGAAGTGGGTATTACAGGGTCCTTGTTAATGATTGGGGTGAGGGAGTGCCGTTATCAAAAATAATAGACAATATTTCAGAAATAGCGAAAGGATAACCAGTGGAAGAAATAAAACAATACAAAACAGGATATGATAAACTTCAGGAATCAGACACAGGTATAACATTCACGCAGCTTGCCAAGTATGTGTTACAGGTTTACTGCATGCCTAAAATCATGCGTGATGTCGATAAGCCTGACCCATTGACAGAGAGTATGTATAAGCTTAGACAGCTATACAAAGATGAGTTTGTTGAGTACAATGGGGCATATTTACACTGGAAAGATGTGAGTAACGAAACGGTAGCGAACGAAACATTGGAAGAGATAGCTGATTTAATAAACATTCTTTTGTTCCAGGCCGGTAAAGTAGCAGGGTATAAGCGCATGGAGAGAAAATAACAAGCTTTTTCATCTTTTTTTTAAAAACCGCTTGACATAAATAAAAAACATCTATAGAGTAGTACTTGAAAGAATAAAAAAACATCAACGGTAAAATAAGGAGAGGATAAAATGAAAAAAAACGAACTAATAAAAAAACTAAAAAAAGAATTAGAATTTGCAAAAGAAATGTTCCACGAAAAAGAGAAAAATTATCTAACTACAAGAGAAGATTATGGGATGATGTCATATTATAACGGAGCTATTTATGGGCTTGAAACATCAATCGATATATTATCAAAATAAACAAATATATATAGTAGTTAAGAGAGTGAGAGAAACTAACTTAACAAAGGAGAGAGAAGATGAAAAAAACTAAACTTAAAAATTATGTTGTAATTGACGGGAAAGAATATGAAGGTAAAAGCACAGTTAAAAAATACTCACATGCTGTTGTTAGTTCTAAGGATGGTGTACATTCGGTTACAGGCTTAAGCGGTTCAAGAGAAAATGCTGAAAAAACGGCAAACTGGAATAAAAATGATTGCTTAAAGATGTTAAAAGAGGGTTATAAATCTCAAGCTGGTTGGTATTTTACAGTGCATGAATTAATCAGCGAACCTATTTTATAATTATAATCAAGCCCTCTTCGGAGGGCAGAGGAGAGAGTAAAGGTGGCTGCATTTGAAAATGATAAAAAGATTTGTATTCAAGTTAAAAAAGACGGCAGAGGTCGACACGGCAACCAAGGACGTAAGCCAAAAGAAGACCCAAGAACCAACAACGTAAATATCAGGCTTAACGATGCAGAGAAGGAAGACTTTGACGAGGTGTGTATACTTTTGGATATGTCACAAGCTAACACCTTGAATTATTTGGTAGATATTTATTTGACTGGCTTTAATAATAAATAAAATTTCTTACATTAATAAAAGGCAACACTATGAAAACACTAACTAAGTACTTTAAACGAAAAGAATTTGAATGCTTTTGTGGTTGTGGTCAGGATTGGGTAGACTATGAATTAATGCTTGTTCTTGATATGCTTAGATCGCACTTTAATAAACCTATTAAGATTAATTCCGGGAGCAGATGCTTCAACCATAACCATAAGATAGGAGGATCACCCCACTCACAACATTTGTTAGGTAAAGCAGCCGATATTGTAGTTAAGGATGTCAAGCCACAGGCTGTATATGATTTTTTAGATGCTGTGTTCCCTGATTGTTATGGAATAGGGTTGTATAATGTTCAGGGGTTTGTGCATTTTGACGTTAGAAAAAACCGTGCAAGGTGGTAGCATTGACGTGACACAATAACTTTGATATACTCAAAGAAAAACTAACGAGGTGGAAACCATGGAAAACGACAACCGAGTTAACCCACAAAGAAACAATATTTTCGAAATATCCCCACAAATTATTGACGCGTCAATCAAGCGCTGGTTAAGAAAGTTTGATTGGTGCAAAGAAAGAAACCCAAAATTTATCTATGGTGAGCAAAATGTATCTACTAATCGAACGTGAAACAAAATCCGGCCGTAAGAAATACGAAAAGGTTTCAGGCGTAGAAAGAGTTTATGTTTTTGATGATGTTAAAGCAAGGCTACAAATTGACCCTGATTGCTGTGTTGGAACTCCAGTAAGGCCGAAGGATGTAGAAAGGTTTGTTGAGACGGATTAAGAAGGTTTACGAGATATTAAAGCTAATACTGAGTGAAGTTGTTATACAGGAGCGTAGATACAGAAAAGATAAATTAGCAAGAGCCGGGAAATCAAAAGAGGTTAAATTTTGAACAAACACATCTACAAAGTAGCGGTTGACGCATGTAATGATGTCTACATTCACAACACAGATTTAGGAACGACAGAGTTTCATCACTTCATTACAACAATTAACGGGCGTAGGTTTCAGGTCTTAGCTATTGCCGGGACAAATGAGGCTCTTGACTGGCTTAAAAACTTCAACCTGTTATCCTGGCAAAACATCAAACTTCCTGCATATAGGGCAGCACATCAGATAAACGATAAGATAAAACACCAGCTTAAAAGATTTGACCATTTGCCTCTGTTGGTTTGTGGACACAGCAAAGCAGGTGCAACAGCTATTGCGTTTAAAAGATTATTCGGTGCGGATTATTGTGTTGCATTTGCTCCGGCCCGGTCGTTACGTCATTGGGCTAAACTAAAGATGAGTAACACTACAATTTTTATAGATCCTGATGACCTGGTTTCAAAACTTGCTTTTATATCATTTACGCATCCAAAATGCCGAGTATTTAAGGCGAGAGAAGATCATTTGTTGTTTTCTATAAGCGATCACGTTATGAAACATTGGGTCGAGTTTGTTAATAATATGTTTGACTAAGTATTAAAAAAGATATAAAGTTTAATTAGTTATAAATAAAACGGGGGAATTGCTATGAAGAAAGCTATATTTATTTTGTTTGTATGTCTTGCCGTATCAGGTTGTTTCAAAGGTAAAAAAATCGTTTACACAAATCCAGAAAAAGGCATTACTGTTGAGCTTTCAGAAGATCAAGTCTCTGTGACTGGAACACATACTCTTGAAGATGGCTCAATAATAACTGTAACCGATAAGGAATAATCATGGACGAAGCGCAAATTGACCGGAGAATCGAAGCAGCTAAAGCGCAAGTGCGGCAAGAAGAGAAACTTGATCATTTAATCGAGAAGGTTGACGACATACAAACAACCGTGAGCAACTTAGACTGCAAGAAAAACACAGAGAAGATAAACATATTATACACCGCCCACATAAAATCTGAACAAACCAAGCAACACTTTATAAAAACAGCAATAAGTCAGACATATAAGGCAGGGGTGTGGGTTCTTGCTGGCGCTATGGCTGTTTATGCGTCAATTAAGGGATAATATGAGGTATTTAATAATAGTTTTATGTTTTATTTTGATAACGGCAGCTATGGCGTATTGCCTTAGTATAGGGAAATCAGGCGTTCGTGTCAATCAGGGTTTAAGCGTTGGACAGCCGAGTATAAGTGTTAACCAGGGTGGAGAATACACACCACCAACACCAAGCACAGACGCTTTATTATTAGAAAATGACGATTATCTATTATTAGAAAATGACGATAAATTATTATTGGAGTAAAAGAACATGAGAATATTATTATTAATTGCGCTTAGTTTAATTATTAGTGCAACAACTTACGCAGCAGACACAAAAACAACGGCCTTGCCTGAAAACACAACACCAGCCGGCACAGATATTATTATGCTGGTTGATGACCCTGGGGGGACACCTGCAAACCAGAAAATCACAATAACAAACCTACTAACACTTTCAGGTGATGTGGTCGGCCCATCTTCAGCAGTTGACAGCAACCTTGTAGGGTTTGACACGACTACTGGCAAGTTAATCAAAGACTCTTTGATAGCAATAGCAAATGTGTTTACGCTATCGGGTACGCAGACAGTCACAGGTGATAAAACATTTACGGGTGCTGTAGATTTGACCGGGGCAACTGCAAGCATGGGTAATCTTAATTTTACAGCAGGTTCAGGCTCTACAACAGATGGTCATTTACGATACATCACAAGCCCCGCAGGATTAGCAGGGAACGTTTTCGGCGTAGGAAACGGAGCGAGTCAAGATTATTTCCTTCAATACAGGACGCTACCAGCTACAGACGGACAGATAATAATATACAATGCTACCTCTGATTTATGGGTTCCTCTTGTTTTATCGGGTGATGTTACTATGTCAGAGTTAGGTGCTGTAACGATCGCAGCCGGAGCAGTAGAAAACAGCATGTTAAACGCCGATGCAAAATATGACGCTATAGAGTTTGTAATTGACGGAGGTGGCTCAGTCATTACGACAGGAACAAAAGGTTATATTGAAATTCCTTGGGCGTGTACTATTGATTCAGTGACTATGTTAGCGGATCAATCAGGCAGTGCGGTTGTTGACATTTGGGTTGATACATATGCGAACTATCCACCAACAGACGCAGACAGTATCACAGCTTCAGCAGTCCCAACAATAACAACAGATACAGACTCTCAAGACTCAACATTAACAGGGTGGACAACAAGTTTAGCAAGAGGCTCAATTATTGGCTATAACGTAGACTCAGCCTCTACTATTGAATTTCTTACAATTTCATTAAAGGTTGATAAATAATGGAAAATATAAGCAGGCTATTAATTATACTCTTTGCATTGTCTATTCCTATAAACTCCAATGCTATTATTATTGGGTATTCGAAGGTTGAGAGCGTGGCTTCAGGGGGCTTTGTTGGCAATAGTGATAATACTAACGAAGTGGCGTTTGACAGTGTTGATAATGCGAACGAGGGAATTATTTTTCCATTTACGTCTACATCAGGTGGTACAGTAACAGGAATTACTATGCGTGTTGACCCTCAAGGAAGTGGAAATATAAATATAGGTTTGTACTCCTCTGATGGTAATACAAAACATGCGGAGGGAGATTTAACAGCAGTAACAACTGGTGCACAAACATTGGCTATTTCGTTTGACTCATCTTACAGTATTTCTAATTCAACCGGATACCTGATTGTAGTAGGCTCTAATGATTTGACCGATTTTCGTTTATATTTTTCAGACTCATCGAGCGTAGCTTACAGAAGAAAAGTAAGTATGACAATAGGTGACACTATGCCCTCAACCGTCGACCCTTCTGGCGGAGTAGCAGGAGTGGGTGGGTATGTAGGTATAATTTATGCTGATGATACACCATAGGGGATTTATGGTCAAATTATTTAAGATATTATTATTTTTGTTGCTTGTTCCACAAGTCCTTTTTGCGACAGATCGTTATGTGCATAATACTTCTTCAACAAATAGCCTTGATTGCACAAATGGCATTTCCACATATAACCCGACAGGTGATAGTGGTGATGGTTCATGCACAGGTGGTTCAGATTATGTATATAGCTCTATACAAAATTCTATTACTGCCATGTCGGCAGGGGATACGATTTATATTCGTGGAGGTACTTATACAGAGGACTCAAGTGGGGGAAATGTTAACCTTCCTGCTATCGAAATACCAAACACAAAAAACGGAAGTGCGTGGACTGAGGGGAACTATAATACATTAACATCCTATCCGGGTGAGTGGGCCATTATTGACGGCGAGGGTGACATCGCATCTGGTGCGGTTATTGGTAAAATAGCTTTTTCAAGAGGTGGAACAACAGAGTTGGCTTATTGGAAGTTTGAAAGGTTGGGAATTACCGGAGGTGGCGGAGCAGGCGAAAAGGGCGCGCCAGCAGGGCTTTTCTTAACAGCAGGGCCGCACATAGTTAGGTACTGCCACATCTATGATAACTGGAATGCTAATAATTATAACAATCCCACAGGTCTAAATGGAACGAGGATGAGAGACAGTGTTGTTGAATATAATTATTTCTACCACAATGGTTCAGCCGGAAATAACGGGGAACATATATACCTAAATCCTTATCCATACTGTGCAGAGAGTGACGGTGCGGACGGGTACTGCGACAACCCTCTTGATACTGTCGCAAGAAATGAAATCAGATATAATAGAATAGCCGGGTCTAATGGCTCGACAATAACAGAACATCCTATAAAATATAAAGTCTCAACTATCTTCACAGACATAGACGGATCAGGCCCTGACACTCGAGAAGATTGGGGAGATAAAATTCATCATAATATATTTACTGGTACGGGAAGCTCATTAATATTAAAACAAGACTATTTACAGCTTTATCAAAATATATTTGACGCCGTACACGTTACAAATGGAGACTATAATTATTATCACCGTTTATTTATAACAATTTATAATAACACATTTGCTGGTGGTGCGGTGTACAGTCAGAGACAACCAAACAACGGAACATTTACAGCAGCGGAGCATATTATAAATAACGTCTTTGATTTGTCTGATACTGTAGATATAGCAGGTCAGGAATCAGACGGTGTTGACTATGCCACTGTTTGTTCATCCTCTGAAACCGGTGTTTTTTACAGTGATTGGTATATCACAAATAACTACTCATATCGGCCAGTTACAACAACACATTACCAAATTGCGATAGCTATAACAGGGGCTTTATATGGCAATTTCACAGCCGAAGCGCTTGACATAGCATGGACGAATCATACAGGAAATGTATCAAAAGCAACATCGGAAGGGAGCGACAATCTTTATGAAGTAGACGGATTGACAACCAGAGGTGCACATAGTACAGGCTCGACAACAATTGCTAACGGAGGGACCGGGGGGAACCATCCTTACTTATCTGGCGTAACTATACCGGAGTTTTTAGGGGCCACAAATCCAGATGACAACTCATGGGTTGCAGGAGTAAACAGCCTTGATGTAACATATTTTACAAATGAGGAAGCAGGCTCAACTCCTTCATGGGTAGAGGGTGCAGCAACAACAGGTGTAACAATAGACCCTACAGCAAACCAAGTAACTTGTGGAGGTAGTGGGAGTGTAACGATAGGAGGATAAATGGACAATGTAACACCAGAACTAATAGACAAACTATTTCAATACCCTGCACTGTTAGGGATTGGGTATATAATGTGGAATCAACACAAGGTAACTATTAAGATGTTAGAAATAATTCAAGAGTTGAAAAAGGAGAAACCATGAAGAAAATAATTATTGTTTTAGCGGTAGCGCTACTTGTCGGGATAGCATACGCAGGCCCAAACCCTGATGCTAAGTCTATAGCGCTTAATACATCAACATTCACAGCTATTACTATAGACGCAAGCCACAACGGAAGAGATATAGCTGTTACAACATCGGACGCTACAGCGTGGGTATTCTCAGACGATGCGGCAGGAACAACACCCCTCACAGTGCCAGCACCAGGAACACTCTCTTTGCAATGTCGCAGAGATAACGGAAGCGGAACTGTCTTTTGGGCTAAAGCATCAGCGGGAACGCCTAATCTATCAGTTTTTGTAGCACCTTGCAGTAAATAGCATTAACACAGTATGAGAGAAAAATGGGCGAAGATAAAACAGTGTTTGTTGTCGCTACAGCGCAAAGGGGAGTTATATGTGTATGCCCTAACGAAAAAGTAGCGCTAAAAAATATAGAAAAACACGCAGATAAAAACAAAGGCAAGGAATATAATTATTTTATGGAAGAGGTAGACTTCGAAGAGTAGGAGGTACTTATGGCAGGGGGTAGGCCATTAAAATTTAACAACTGCTTAGACCTTGACGGTATGTGCCATTTATACTTTGAGGAATGCAAAGAAGAGAAAGAGCACCCAACGGTTTCAGGGCTTGCGTACTTCCTTGACGTAGACAGAAAAACTATAACAAACTATCAATCAAGAGGCGAGTTTTTCCCCACAATAAAAAGAGCTAAGGCATATATAGAGGCGTATCTCGAACAAAAGCTGTTTGGAAACACGGTTACAGGCGTTATATTCAACCTGAAAAATAACTTTGAATGGAAGGATAAACAAGAGCTTGAACAATCAGGAGGCGTTAATGTAAATATTGTCAGATATTCAGAGCAGGAGGAGAAATGAAAGAATTTAATGAGAAGTCGTTGAGATGCCTTGCTGATATCCTTAACGAAAAAGAGGAACAAGGCGAAGAGTGGATACTAAAGAACGGCTCGACTATTAAGTTTGTAGTACATAAAGACAAGTTTACTGGTAGAGCGCAAAAAGAAGATTGGGTTGGAGCCTTTGGTAGCGCAAAAGCATAAAAACAGCTGATTTCATATTTACATAAATAACAGTAGCTTAATCTCACTCTCTCACGGGGTGGAGACTTAAATAGTAGGAGGTATAAATGGGGGTTATAAAAACAGGAACAGCAAAAGTATTATGGCCTGGAATAAAAAAGTGGTGGCAAGATGAATTAAAGTTTCAAGAGAACGCGACCGAAGCCGACCATTTAAGGCGAAGGGTAAAGAGATTAGAACAACAACTTGAATATGAAAAGAATTACAACCGTTGTGGATGTTGTAATAAAAACCCTAATTGGTGATTAATTATCGACATAACACTCCCAAATAACTGGAAGCCACGAGACTACCAAATGCCCCTATGGAAATACATGGAGCAAGGCGGCAAGCGTGGCGTAGCTGTTTGGCATCGTAGAGCAGGAAAAGACGACCTTTGCCTGCACTACGCAGCAACAGCAGCAATGCAAAAGCCAGCTATGTACTGGCACATGCTACCGGAGGCAACACAAGCAAGGAAAGCTATTTGGGAAGCCGTAAACCCTCACACCGGATTGTTAAGAATAGATGAAGCATTCCCACACGCAATAAGAAGCAGAACACGAAATCAGGAAATGGCTATAACATTTATTAATGGTTCTACGTGGCAGGTTGTAGGCTCAGATAATTATAATAGTCTTATCGGAACACCACCATATGGCTTGATATTCTCAGAGTTTGCAGTTGCCGACCCTAAAGCCTGGGCTTATTTGAGGCCGATACTTGCTGAGAATGGTGGGTGGGCCTTCTTTATTTACACACCAAGAGGCGAGAACCACGGTAAAAAGCTTTATGATGCTTCAGTAACAAGAGAGGACTGGTTCTCCGAATTGCTTACTGTAGAAGAAACAAATGTTTTTGATGAGAAAACACTCGACCAAGAGAAACAAGAGTTAATAGACGAATACGGAGAAACAAGAGGCATAGCACTTTTTAATCAAGAATATTATTGCTCTTTTTATGAAGCATTTGACGGCAAAGTTGTTTATCCTGACTTTTCGAGAAAATTGCACGTTGCAGACCAGAAACTTTTACCATTCGCAAAAGAAGGGGTGAAGGCCGGGCGTGAAATTATAAGAGGTTGGGATAATACCGGGCTATCTCCTGCATGTATCGTTTGCTACATAAATACAAGCGGTGTTTTGTACGTTTTAAAAGAGTTTTGCGGTGAAGATATTGGTATAATAGACTTTAGTATGGAAGTCCTTAGATGGTGTGAAGACGAATTTGGTCAGGCTGAATTTAGAGACATTGGAGATCCAGGCGGAAGAATCAGAGACAGTCAAAAAAAATCACCTGCAATGTATATGCGTGAGGAGCTTGGTTTGATATTAGAAGATGGAATACAAACATTCAAGGTAAGGCGTGAGTCTGTAACGGGTAGGTTAACAAGAATATACAAGGGTGTTGCAGCAATGCAGATTGATATAGATTGCGCTGTAACTATCGCTGGCTTTGAGGGTGGTTATCACTTTCCGGAGATCGGGAAAACAGGGTATTATCACCCGGAACCAAAAAAGAACAAGTTTTCACACATACACGATGCTCTACAATATTTATGTACAATAATGTTTACTATTTACAACAGTACAGAAAACGAGTATAACGAATATAGGGATAACTATACCGAAGGGAGAAGTAAATACGGTGGTTATTAAATAAGCACATGACAAGTGCCTGCACATGCGGGGTTTAAATGAGAACAGTTAAACGATTACTTGAAATATCCAGTAAAGATAATTTAGCCGAAGACATAGACGAGCAACGGCTTAACGAAATAGGTCAATTCTGCCTTAGTGGTTACGAGGTTGACATAAATACCTGCAAGGACCACTTTTCAAAACTCGATGAATACGAAAAGATAGCAGCGCAAGAAATAGAGCAAAAAAGCTTTCCATGGGAAAACTGCGCTAACGTCAAATTCCCCATCCTAACAGTTGCATCAATCCAGTTTAACGCTCGGGCATATCCTCAACTTGTTCCGGCTCAAGGTGTTGCAAAAGCTATATTCTACGGTGAAGATCAGGGTAATATAAAAGCTGACAGAACAGAACGAGTATCTAAACACATATCTTACCAGGTCAGAGAGCAGATGAAAGGATGGGAAGAAGACACAGATTCTTTGTTGCTTCAAGTGCCAACGCTCGGAAACCTATTTAGAAAAACATATCATGACCAAAGCTATAGTGGCCCGAGATCGGTTATGCTGAAACCTCAACAGCTAATTGTGAACAACGATGAGGTTAAAACGCTTGAAGATTGCCCGAGGTCAACAGAGATATTCAAACGATATCCATATCAAATCCAAAACAACATAGATTCAGGTATATGGATTGACCCTGATATAGAATACGAAGAGAAAGACAAACACGAACTCCAAACTTTGTATGAGCAGCATGTAATAATGGAATTGTACGAAGACGGAGAAATGGAACCATATATCGTAACACTTACGGAAGAAGGTAAGGTGTTGCGAATTAAAGCTTGTTACGATGCCTCTACGATATATGTTGACTTAGGAGGGGAGGTCCGTTCGGTTGAGGATATTAACTTCGAAATAGACTCTAAGAACCTCGCTATTAAAAAGCAGAACATAGAAACAAAACAAATAGCGGTGTTAAATGGTTCAATAGATACTTTCCAAGAAGTACCACTAATTAAAAAGCCAAGCATAGACAAAGAAAAACCTGTCCGTCTTGATAAAATAGAATATTATACAAGCTATTCATTCTTTCCTTCTTTCAATGGTAAGTTTTACAAAGATGGTTTAGCTTCACTAATCGCCTCGCTATCTGCATCAGTCGATACAAATATAAATCAAATGCTTGACGCTGGTACACTTCAGAATATGAATAGTTTTATGGTTGCAAAGACCGGGAAGACTGTGCAAAAACGTGAAGGGTTTATTCCTGGCGAAGGTCAAACAATTGACACAGGTGGCCGACCTATAAGAGATATGATTTATCCTTTGGATTTTAAAGGCCCATCAACGGGACTATTCAGCCTTCTTGGTTTACTGATAGAAGCAGCAAAAGACATAACAAGCGTTAAAGATATCATGGTAGGCGATGCACCACAAGGAGAAACGGCAACCACCACGATGATAAAAGAAGAACAGGGTATGAAAGTTTTCTCTGCTGTTTATCTTCGCTTATATAAATCAATGACATCCGAGCTTAAAAAGATTTACAGGCTTAACCGTAAATACTTGACAAACGAGGAATATTTCAGGTTTGGTGACTCGGAGTCTTATGTTAAGAAGCAGGATTATGAAGATACGAGCCTTGATGTTATACCAACGGCGAACCCGAAGGAATCAAATACAACTCAAAAGATATTGAAAGCTCAAGTGTTAATGGAAGCCTCACAAGGTGACCCGGACGCTGACCACAGAGCCATAAAGCAAAACTATCTTGAGGCGGCAGGTCTAAGCGCAGAAGAATATAAAAGATTCTTTCCAGGCCCAAAAGGCCCACCACAGCCGAACACGGAAGATATTAAGAATATTGCAGAGGCTAAAAACAAAGACGCTGACACAGTTAAGAAACTTGCGGAAGCAGAAAAGACAGCAGAAGAGACAAATAACACAAGGTCTGAGAATGCACTTACCCAGGCTAAAGTTATTGACACAATAGCAAGCGCAGAAGCAAAAGAAGTAGGAACACAGTTAGACCAATACACAAGAGTAGCGGAGTCAATACAAGATGGACTTGATAGAGATCAGCAAAGAAGAGATCAAAGAATGGAGACAGCACCCGGTGACAATGTGGGTGTTCAAGAAGATGTACCAGCAATGGAAAGCGGAGGAATTACAGACATTCTTGCAGCGAACGAAGGGACTCTACAATAGTGATGAAGTTGCTTTATTGGCAAAAGAGTTGGTTGGATATTCCAAAGCAATAGAAGATTGTATAAACGTAGGCAAGGAGGATTAAATGGAAGAGTACAAACCAGGGCTAACACCGCTTGAGTATAAAGTGATTGTTTACCCCTATCCAGTAGAAGAAGTATTTGAAGATAGCGTAATTGTTAAAGCAACAGTTACAGAGAAAACAGACAGAATGAACCAAACAAGAGGCGTTTTAGTAGATTTTACCGATATGGCATTTGGTGACTGGAAGTGTGAGTTACCAGAAAGAGGGCAAGAGATAGAGTTCTCAAAGCTTTCAGGTCAGTTTTTCGAAGGTTTAGACGGTAAAGAGTATAAATTAATGAACGATCAAGACTTAGTAGGTTTTTTCAAGGGGGAATAATGGAAGCAGAAGACTTAACAATTGAACAACAAGCAGAGGCGCAAGGCTGGAAGGCTGATTATAACGGGCCAAACGCTAAAACAGCAGAGCAATTCATAGAGGACGGCGAAAAGATAGCCCCAATACAGAAGGAAAGAAACAGCAAGCTTGTCAAGGACATTGCAAGGCTTGAAAAAAAGCTTGATAAGTTCCAAGATATGCACATTAAGACGATTCACGCAACAGAGAAGAGTGCTTATGACCGTGCAGTTTTAGACCTTAAAAAAGAGCAGAGGAACGCAGCAGAAGAGGCAGACGCAGACAAGGTAGAAGCGATACAAGAAAAGATTGACAAGCTTCCAAAGCCTGAAACACCAAAGGACGAAGACAAAGCGCCATCTATAACCCCAGAGTTTATAGACTGGAACGCTGAGAACGACTGGTATAAGAGCAATAAACAGATGACTGCATATGCTGACATGTTAGGTGAGCAATACGCTAATGATTACGACCATACAACGCCAGCAGGAAGGAAAAGCTTTCTAAAGCGGATAGAAAAAGACGTTAAGAAGGTCTTTAAGGATAATTTCGGGGAGCAACGTTCGAACTTTCCCGATGTTGAAACACCTTCGAGCGGGACGACATCAAAGAAAGGTAAAGATTTTAAATCCTTACCACCTGAAGCGAAAGCAGCCGCAGAAAAGTTTATAAAAGAAGGGCTATTTAAAGATAAAGATCAATACGCAAAAAAATTTTGGGAGCTAAATAAATGAGTAGAAACAAAAAGCAGGAAACAAGGAAAAAACGAGTACCAGTAGGACGAAGAAAGTTGTCTATGACAGTAGAAGATGGCTTAATCCCTAACGACTCTATAGGGCGATGGGTGAATGACGTAGGTGGACAGCTTCAAAGATTTCTTGATGGTGGGTATGTATTTGTTTATCAAAACAAGAGAGGTGTTACAGGGAAAGTAGGCGATGATGTAGACAACGAAAATACCGATTTAGGTAGCAAGGTTTCTAAAATTGTCGATAAAACAGCCCGGACGAACTCTAATCCTGTTAGAGCATACTTAATGTGTATCAAGAAAGAGTGGTATGAAGAAGACAAGAAAGAAAAAATGAAGAGCGTTGATAGGATTGATGATCAACTCCGAACAGGAACAAGTGATATTAAGGAGGATCGTGGTCACTTCGATGCTAATATTAAATATAAAGCATAAAGAGGTAAAAAATGGCTAACAAAACAGGCGCATTCGGGCTTAGACCTGTAAGACGCTTTGACGGTACTAACTACAACGGCAATACTGTAAAATGCTACATTAGCGCAAGCTACGCAACAGCATTATACGTAGGTGACCCCGTTCTTCTTTCTCCGACAGCAGCAGAGAAAGACCCAACAGGAAAGCACCCAACTATTAATAAATCAGCAGGGACAGCAGGGACTATTGTTCGGGGCGTTATTGTGAGTTTCGAGCCTGACCCTGACGGACTTGAAAAAATCTATTCACCTGCATCGACAGCGGGATATGCTAATGTATGCATGGACCCTGAAGTTGTTTTTGAGATCAGAGGCGATGGTGGCGGAACGCTAACAAGTGTTGTTCCAGGCCAAAACGCTGTAATGATTGCAACAACAGCAGGCGACACAACAACAGGATTATCAGGAATGAATCTTGACGAAGGTACTACCACAGCACCTAACACGACTCAGAATTTTACCCTACATATCCTTAACATTAAAAATTCAGATGATAACGCACTTGGTGATGATGCGGTTTATGAAGTATTACTAAATACTGCAAAACTCGCCGCTGGTTCTTATCTCGGAATAACAGCTTCATAAGGGGGTAAATTATGTCAGTTATAACAACAGGAAATAACCCCAAGGCGTTATGGCCGGGGATACATGCTTGGTGGGGTCGTGAGTACGGTAAACATGGTCAGTATTGGAAAGAGCTTTTTGATATGACATCTTCAGATAAAAAGTATGAAGAAGTTGTTGAGGCTACTGGTTATCCTCTTGCACCTCAGAAAAACGAGGGAACAGCTACTTCATACGCTTCTGATTCTCAGGGTGTTGTTAACAGAGCTACAAACGTGGCTTATTCTTTAGGTTTTATTGTAACTAAAGAAGAAAAGGACGACAATCTTTATGAGTATGTAAGTAAGCGTAGAACAACAAGCCTTGCTTTGAGTATGGCAACTACTAAGAACACTGTAGCAGCTAACTTTTATAATAGAGCGTTTTCAGGTTCGTACGCGTTTGGAGATGGCAAAGCGATTCTTGCAAGTGATCACCCTGTAAAGTCTGGTTCAGAGCAGTCAAACATTCTTTCAGTTGCGGCTGATTTCAGTGAAGCAGCACTCGAAGACTTGACTATTCAGATTATGGACGCTCAAAACTCAAACGACTTAAATATTATGTTGCAGCCACAGTGTTTAATCGGCCCAACATCATTAGTTTATGAGTTCCAGAGAGTTCTAAAATCTAACTTGCAGAACGACACAGGAAACAACGCTACAAATGCTTTAAAAGATTTGGGTGTAATTCCTAAAACCCACATTAACCCATTTCTAACAGATACTGACGCATGGTTCATCAGAACAAATGCTCCTTCTGGAATGGTTGGTTTTGATCGTGTTGCTCTTGAATTTGGTGTTGACGGTGACTTTGACACTGACAATATCAAAAAGAAAGCATACGAGCGTTATAGTTTCACAATTGGCGACTGGCGAGGGCTTTACGGCTCAGAAGGTGCTTAATTAATAATTAATACTGGTGAGGTCTTAACAGGCCTCACTGCTTTAAAAGGTGGTATTAAATGACACTTACAAATTTTCCAAACGGTCTTTCGAGTTTTGGCATACCTGTACTTCCTTCATTAATGAAAGTCACTACAGGTAAAGTCTTTTTTGTCGATTCAAATACAGGTTCTAATGGCAACAAGGGTACAAGCACTAAGCGCCCATTTGCTGATATAGATTACGCAATAGGCAGATGTACAGCAAATAAGGGCGATGTTATCTATGTTATGCCTAATCATTACGAGGCGATTACTGCCGCAGGTGCTATCGATGCAGATGTGGCCGGGATTTCCATTATTGGTCTCGGCTCAGGTGACAACGTTCCTCAGATAGACTACACAAACACAGCAGGCTCTTTTGTTATTGGAGCCAACAACGTGACAGTTGAAAACCTTAATTTTCATGCTAATGTTTCGGCGGTTGTTGTTGGTGTTGATATCGACGCAGGCGTTGACTATGCTACTGTTAGGGGTTGCCGTTTTGACGTAGAGACAACAGCAACAGATGAATTTCTTATTTCAATTCAGACAAATGACGCTTCGAACTTTGCAACGATTGAGAACAACGATATTGATAATGGCTTAGGTGGTTCAGTTCATGCTATTAAATTCACAGCAGATACAGACGGAACACAGGTTATCGGCAATACAATACAGGGAGATTATTCAACGGCCAATATCGGTGGTATTACAACGCTTTCAACTAAGCTGAATATCGCTAACAACCTTCTGATTAATGGTGGTTCCGGTGCGCTTGGAACAGAGCCAGTAATTGAGTTATTGACAGGATCTACAGGAACAATACAGAATAACTACGTTGTTTGTAACCTTACGACCAAAGCAGCTTCAATTGTGGCTGATACTTGCATGTTGTTTGAAAATTACTACAACGAGGACATTTCTTCTGCAGCAACTGGTGGTATTATTGGCACTGCATCGGCAGACGACTAAAATTAAGGCGGCCAGAGATGGCCGCCCTTATAAGGTGATAAAATGAGAAAACCTTTTAAAACAAGTTATGTTGACGGTGATGAAAATGTAATGGTTGTAGATGAGCAGATAAAAGAAATTAGATTTAATATTAAATCAAGAGATCTTTCTATTGTCTTAGACGACTGCTACACGCAAGAAGACCTTGACGGATTGTCATGGCAGGGGATTAAAAAACTTGTTATTGCGAAAGATGGTTCGTGGACTTCTAAAAGTGACGGTATAGAGTATTTAATCGGGAGGTCTAAATAATGGCTGTACAAAAAACAAAACTAATTGACCCGGTGAATGTAGATGCTGACGGAATAGCGGAGGCTCAAGCTGTTGCTGGTGCAGGGGCTTTAACTCTTGATGGTGCTTTGGTTTCAGGTGGTGTTTATAGCGGAGATTACGCAAGACAGATAGGTATTTTAAGTGCTGGTGATGACTCGCTTATAACTTTTACTGTTACCGGAACAGACGCAGATAAAAGAGCTATTACCGAGGCTGTAACTGGCTCATCTGGTGCGCCTGGAACGGCAGAATCAACTTTATATTTCTTAACTGTAACCTCTGTTGTTGCGAGTGGTGCAGCATCGGGGAATGTTTCCGTTGGTACAGTAGACGAATTTGTAACAAATACAATTCCACTCGATAAATACAATCATGACCCTGCATCTGTTTCTATGGAGAACATAACAGGGACTATTAATTTTTCACTTGACGAAACCTTTACAGATTTTCAAAGAGAAAACATTATAGAGTTTTTCCCTGCTAATGAGACAGCGTTTAACGAAAGCACAGTAGCAACACATGGCGATATAAGCAACCACGCAACAGGAATAAGGCTTAGAGTTAATTCTTATTCAAGTGGGGCAGATTTACAGCTTGTAATTAATCAAAATAGGTCTTGCTAAATGACAAGTTCATTAGAGAATAAGTATAGAGTCGGTGACTACAGGTGCATATGCGATTATTCAGGTTTTAAAGTTTGGGCTTCAGAATGTCGCAGAACATGGGACGGTTATTTTGTTCATAAGCGATTTTGGGAACCAAGAAACCAGCAAGATTATGTTAGGGGTCGTGTTGATAGGCAAACTGTCCAAATCGCACGGCCTGAACAAGAGGACGTTTTTATAACATCGGCTGATATTTCACCAGAGGATTTATAAATGAGTACATCTGGAACAGCAACATTTGATTTAACGAGAAACGAAATAATAAGGCTTGCGCTGCTGAAGTGTAACGCAATAGACCCCACTGAAGCTGTAGAAACTACTCAACAAGATGACGCTAATAAATTCCTAAACATGTTTATCAAGAGAGTTTCAGCAGACAAGCCACTTTTCGGTACACTCGATTATGTAATACCTTTGTATGATGAAAAACAGTCTTATACTATCGGTTTGGGCGGCGATAAGAATGTTAATAGACCGTTAGCAGTTACACAGGGAAGAAGGCGAGATTCATCTAATATAGAAACACCTGTTTTTGAAACTTCAAGAAACGAATATATGGATTTGCCATTGAAAGGCTCGACAGGAATTGTAAATCAATTCTGTTATGATAAACAATTATCAGAGGGTGTTTTATATGTTTGGCCTGTTTCATCTACGGCATCAACGAGCCTATCTGACGGTTCTACAGATCAATGGACAGACTCACCTGCTGTAACGGGTGAATATTACTACACAGGCTCAGATATAAGCGCAGAGCCTGTGTATGTTTTTGCCGATGGTACAGAGTTGACAGAAGGCACTTTAGGAAGTTTGGCAAACGGCGAATACGCATGGGGTGACAATGATGCTTTGGGCGCTGATACTTTATATGTTAAAACAGCTTTAGGTGACCCGGACGGACAGGCAAGCGGTTATATTAAAGCCCTAACTACAACGCCGGATAAGATAGTAATCACGGCACATAGGCCGCTTGAGGATATGTCTACAAGTTCAGATAACCCTGATTTCCCACAAGACGCTCTTGAAATGCTTGTTGATAACCTTGCTGCAATACTTTCAACGCAGTACGCTCCACACTTAGCGGTGATATTAAAGCAAGAGGCGCAAATTTCGTTGCAAACTTATTTCGGCCATGACACCGAAGATGCAAGCTTAAAAATTTACCCGAGGTATAGCTAATGCCAGATGTACCAATTAACCAAAAGCCCTATACTAATGTCGATGATGTCGGCAATCCTTTTGCTATTCAGTCTTTTATAGACATGGATAAAGACGATTTTATGAACAATCGTTTTAGGCCGGGCCTTGGTGGAGATACGAATGATTACTTTGCAGACCTGTCAACAAGCGAAGGAATAGATGGTGTTTTTGAGTTAATGAACTATGACTTTGCTGCTGTCTTTTCAAATGGATCATTGTACAAAGTAGATGAAGATGGCACAGCAACAGAGATTACAGGCGTTACTTTAAACAAAGATGCACCTGTTTCATTCGCTGATTTCGGGACAGCAGGGTATTTTTGCAACAATAGCCGGATTTTAAAATGGACTTACACTTCAAGCACATGCGCTTTTATATCAGACACTGACGCACCTACAGACGCTACACATGTGGCTTTTTTCGATAGCTATTTACTTGCTTTAAGAGCGGATTCACAGATAGTTGAGTTTTCAGACGTTGACGCACCTGATACGTGGCTCGGAGAGCGATTCACAGCAGAGCAACGGCCCGATAATTTAGTTGCAATGTTCGCAAGGTTTGGCGAGGTGTTTTTACCCGGGACAGAAACAATTGAGAACGCAACAGACACCGGAGATGCAACAACACCATTCCAAAGAATACCTGGTGCAACAACCGAAAGAGGCTCTATATCACCTTATTCATTCACACAGATTGATAATAGCTATTTCTTTCTTGACTTTGATAGGCGTGTGATAAGAATGGCAGGCAGAAACCCGCAAGTTATAAGCAATCCTTTTGATAACGAATTTCAGGAATTAATAAATATAGAAGATTGCATAGGGTTTCACTTCAACCCGGACGGAATGACAAAGTATATATTGCACTTTCCATCGGACGGGAAAACATACGCATACGATTACAAGCTTGATTATTGGGCTGAGTATTCATACTGGAACCACACTACAGGGAAAAGAAACAGCTTTCTATGTAAAACAGGTGCTTTTATTTCTAAATGGAACAAATATATTTGCGGCTCTAAGGACGAAGGCAAACTTTATATAGCATCAAGAGACTACACTACAGATGAAGGTGAAGACGTAATACCCGAGTTAGTTACAGGTCGGATAGATTGGGGTAAGATTAACCGGAAACAATCAAGAAAGATTACTTTTAAAGTAAAGCGTGGTAATGCAGCAATAACACAAACAAACGCTAAAATATACATGAATAAGCGAATTAATGGAAAAAAACAATGGTTGAGTAATGAAAAAATTATTGACCTTGGAATAACTGGTGATACATATTCATATAAAAATTTCAGAAACCTTGGAGAATATAGAGACGTTCAGTACAGAATTAGAATGCAGGGCGCAAGCTCTATTATATCAAAGATGGTTGAGACTATAGTGGAGATACCATAAATGGCAAAAGTACCATTAGTAACAAGAGGGATAATCCAAAAATTTAAAGATGCCCCTGAGGTACAGCGTTTTTTAATGGATCTTGAGGGGGTTTCTTCAGACCTTAACGACTACTTACAAATAGTTAACTTACTCGGCACGACAAACCAAATAACGGTTACAAATAACGGTGATGGAACTTTAACACTTTCAACACCACAAGATATTGACACTGATGCAGATGTTACTTTTAATTCAGTATCTACAGAAAAAGTCTCATTTGATATAACTGCATCGGCAGACCCGGCAGAAGGCGAAGTATGTTGGTCTGATGACGATGGAACATTAAATATCGGCTTACCCGGAGGTAATGTTGTTTTACAGACTGGTTTAGAGGGATTAATAAGGGTTGTAAATAAAAGCGGAGCAGCTATACCAAACGGGAAGGTTGTTTATACAACAGGCTCACAGGGCAATAGATTGACTATAGACTTAGCAGACAACAGCGACCCTGATAAAATTTTCGTTCTCGGAATGACAACAGAGAATCTTGACAACAACGCAAACGGCTATGTTGCTTTGTGGGGAGATGTAAGAGGGAGCGCAGCAGAGCCGATAAATACTTCTCCCTATTCTGAGGGTGATAAGTTATATTTAAGCACAGCAGGTAACTGGACAGACACACACCCAACATCTGCGACAGATGGCGTGGTTTTAATAGGGTGGGTTCGAAGATCACACGCTACAGAAGGCGTGATATATCTAACAAGGCCACAAGCTTTTTCTATCGGAAATGAGTTTAACGGCACAATGCGAGCGTCTATATCTAATAAAAGCACAGGCACAAGCGCCGCTACAGGGTTTACCGCAATTAACGACAACGGACATTATGTTACGTTTGGTATAGCTGGTTCTGGCAATACAACATTTACAGGTGAAAAATCGGTTTTTTACGCCCCCGGCTATGGCGATCACTTACAAGCGGTAGATGGGAACAAGGATTTTGTATGGCTAACTGACCCGACAGACTCACATAATAATTCATCTTTAACAAACGAAGTTATGAGACTTGTAGCAGCCGGACACCTCAAGCTTGTAAAAGATAACAGCAAAATGTATTGGGGTGCTGGTGATGATGCAAGCGCTTATTATGACGGCACAGACTTTAATATCAAAACAGACGAAGTTGCAGCAAGTGACTTACTCATTGATTGCGGAACAGAGAAAACAATTGAGCTTATAGAGCCTGTTTATGAAGATTTACAGGTAAGTATATCAAACGTTAGAGTTCCAGCCTCAAACGCACCTACAGAAAGATTATATAATCATGGCATAGGTGGTGGTGTTACTTTTCCTGTTTTGGGTTTTGCTGTGGGTGATTATTTTTATTTTGACTTACAAACATCGCACAGTATGAAGTTGTCAACTATCTTAGATAATCATTTCCACTACATGACACCGACAGACGGAACGGGAGACAGGTTTAAATTTCAACTTGATCTTATTGCTGCACCTATAGACGGCAATTGGGCTGTTCCAACAGGTAGCCCGTTTACAACAGAGGTTACTATGGCGGCTGATTTAAGCAATTCACATAAAATAGAAGAGATTGCAGATATACCAGCAGTCAATACAACAGTAAGTACATTATATAAATGTAAGTTTACAAGAATAGCAGCATCGGCAGACGAATACGCAGGAGAGGTTTATATTGAGTTTAACGATAGCCATTACCAGAAAAATACAATGGGTTCAAGGGTTGAAGATAGCAAATAGGCGCAAATATGGTTAGAGTTGTAAAAAACAAAGAGCTAATTAAATCATTCATATACGATGATAAAGAGCTTTTTGATCGTATTACAGACGACTATGATAAAACAAAGATTAAAACAAGAGAGTCATTTATGACTAATAAGGTATTATGGATAGGCTTTTTTGATAAAGGAATATGTAAAGCTCTTGCATATCTAAGCAAAGGCACACAAAAAGCACTAAATGTCCATATAAATATACCCAAGAAATACAGAACCTACACCGCTTACAGAGCAAGTAAAAAGCTTTTAGAGTATGTAGAAAAAAATATAAAAAGCTGTTATAATAAACTAAATACACAGATACCAAGTATTTATCCCAACGTTATAAGGTGGGCTGAAAAGTTTGGGTTTAAAAAGTACGGTATAGATAAAGGTGTCTGCTTGATAAATAACGAGCTTTGCGACCGGATTCTAATGAGCAAAAAAATAGTGAGGTCATAATGGGTGATGCAGAAAAGTTCTACAAAGAAGAGATAGAAGAGCCTATAAGCGAAGCGGCAGAAGACATACTTGGCGAAGAGATATATGAAACATTAACATATAGTGGCTTTGATTTAATAGAGGACGAAAAAGAGTTTTTACAGGACCCATTTGGAGCAGAAGAGGCAGCCGAGGAAGCCGGAGAAATAGCGGAGAGGTCAGCCTTAGAGGGCATAGAAACACTTGAACAGCAAAACGAGCTATTACAAGCCCTTTACCAGCCGTATTATGAGCAAGGTGCGGAGGCTTTGCCGATCCTTCAACAAATGATATCAGGCACATACGAGGGCGAACCTTCAAAACTTTACGAATACCAAAAAGAAACAGGCGAGCGAGCTATAAAAAGACGAAGGGCGGCAGGTGGTAGCCTTGGCTCATCAGGTGCAGAGCAAGAACTTGCAGGGTTTTATGGTGATATAGCAGCAGAAGAGGCAGAACGGCAATATGGAGGCGTATTGTCCCAGATACAGCTTGGTTCAGGTTCTCTTAACGCTATTCAAGGAGCTTCGAGCGCATTGTCAGGCAATGTAGGCTCTATTTATTCGAATTTAGGTGCACAAAGTAGTGCTATTTCACAACAACTTGGCGGTGCGAGGCAGTCAGCTTATCAAACTTTGGCCAACACTCTTGGTAATTTATCAGTTTACGGAGCAATGAGGAGTTAATTATGTGGTGGATGCTACCAATGGTTGCAAGTTTCGGGTTTCAATATGCCGGAATGAAAGCAGGAACACAGGGAATTGTAACTGGCGCTGAGTCTCAAGCCAAAATAGAAAAAATGAGCCGTGATTATCAAAATAGAGTTTTTAAGGAAGGATATAAACAGCAAGAACCTTTTATGAAGGCTGGTGTTGAGGCTTTGCCTTTATATCAAAGAGCCGTTAGTGGAGACGCACAAGAGACAGGTATCGGCGCAATGGAAAGGCGTATGGTTGAAAAAGAAACCTCTTCTATGTCTGACCATGTAAGAAACGTTACGGCCCAAAAAATGGAAGCTGAAGGCGCAGAAAAGACAAAAGGCCGTTTAATGGATATTATGCAAATTGGTTTAGGTCAGTCTGGTGCGGCTGGAAGGTCAGCTATTAATTTAGGCTCAAGCCTTGCAGGTTCATTACAAAGAGGTGGTAGCGCTTTAGCCTCTGCAACAATGGCCGGGAATATAGGCAGACAGAATATGTATATGGGAGCATTAGAGCAACTTTCAGGGCTTCCAGCATATATGGCAATGAGGCCATCAACACCGCAACCACCTGCAAGGGTAGGATATGTCGGAGGGGTTCAACCTCAACCATCAGGAGGTATAATGTATGCCTAACGGATATAGAACAGGACAAGATATTGGCGGTTTCGGTAGACTAGCACAGGCTGAATTAACAAAGCGAAGAGAGCAACGGCTTGATAAAGAATATGAATCACGGTCGAGGTTGCAAGATATCCAATTGCAACAAGCTCAATCAAATCTTGCCGAAATTAACCGAAAGAAGAAAATCAGAAATGATTTAGGCGTATTGACTCAGAACTTGCCGGAAGGTGAGAACAGATTTACTGCTCAATATAAGTATTTGATGGAGCAGGGAGAACAAGACCTTGCACATCAAGGGATGAAACGCCAGAGTGATTTAATTGACAGTATATATACTAAAAACCCAGAGCAAGGCGCAAAGATTTTTAATGATACTATTGGTAAGGTTATGAACACTACTATAACCCCTATATCAAAAGTTCCTAAAAAGAGCGACTTGGTTCAAGCAACCCAAAACGGTAAAACCGTTTTTATGAAAATGACACCAAAGGGTTTTGAAGTTGTGCCACTGCCTAAAGGTGTGACAATAAGCGATTTAAGCGGGGAAGCTCCTGTTGACCCTACAAAGTTGGACTATTGGGCGCGCCAGTTTATAGCTACAGGAAAGAAAGTTTTCCAGGTTAGGGGGAAAGAGGCAAACAGGCTTAACAGGTTAATAGCCGAACACGCAGCTACTATACAATTGCAATCTGGAATAACTGGCCCTGAAACTGTATATCAGCAGAAAGATAGAGAGGCAATACAAAAATCAATAGCAAAACAAGAACAACAGAGGGGTTCAATGGGAAGTTTTGTTATAAATATTGACAAACAAATTGAAGAAATAGGGCATGTAGCCGAGGAAATATCAAGGTCAGATGTTAGACTTCTCAATAAACCGATAAATTGGGTTGCTAAAAAAATAGCAGGCGACCCAACTCTTGCAAAATACAGGTTGTATTTAAGTGAGCTACAGAGAGAGGTTTCAAAACTATCTCAAGGCGCAACTGGCTCAGTCGCACAATTATCAGACGCAGAACAAAGGCACTGGGCCTCTGTTATGGATGAGGATATGAGTGTTGGAAATATGATGAAACTACTTGAATCAGTAAGAGACGCAGGCCGCATAAGAATGGAAAGCGTGGATGAGGCGCTTGTAGAATCAAGAGAAAGACTCCGAAGCGTTGGAAAGACTACAACCACACCAAAAGTAAAAAATGTTGTCATTAAGGCACATCCTGAGTATGGAGATATAAGTGAAGACGACATCGCAGTAACAATGGAAGAAAACAACATGACCCGTGACGAAGTGATAAATATGCTTGGGGAGGGTGAATAATGCCAGGGAGAAACCTTTTTGCAGGTAAGGGGCGTAATTTAATCAAAACCCCTATTCAAAGAGCAAGAGAAAGACATCCAGAGGTTATAAAGCCCGAGATTATAGGTGGCCCTGAAACACTTGGAGAAGTGGCACAAATAGAACCAAAGTTTGAGAGCGCAGAGGAAGCGGCAAAAGCGACAACAAGAGCAGTTATGCCATATGCAAGGCCAGTTATTGAGACTGGCTCTTCTATCACCGCAGCTCTAACGGCAACACCGACAACACTGATTGGGATGGCTGCTGCTGGTGGGTTAGGCTATGGCATTGGCGCTAAAGCATCAGACATAATAGAACAATGGGCCGAGGCTCCGAGCAGAAAGCAACCCGAAACACTAAAAGGTCAACTTGCGCAATCTGCAAAAGATATAGCGTTTGGGACTACTATGGAAATGGGTGGTCAATTAGCTATAAAGGGAATTACAACATCCGCTAAATTCGCAATGAATAAACTAAAAGACATAGGCAAAGCACTACCACCATTAACCAAAGCAGGCGCAACGCAAAAAGCCGGGCAAGTGATAACTGCACAAACAGCAGACGGACCCTTAATTGCTCAGAATATGGCAGAAGCGGAAGCGCTCGAAGAGGCTATACCGGGTTTAAAATTTAGTAGAGGGCAAGCAACAGGTGACCCTGGAGTTATAAAGTTCGAACGAGCAAGGGCAAGAATGCCAGGTGATGTAGCACAGGAACAACTTGAGCAAGCCGCATCAAATACTAAAGCAATAATAGCTTTTATGGACGAACAAAAAGGTGTATCGGGTATAAGTGATGTTATAGACCCACTTGCACAGCAACAACAAGCACTTGAAACTGGAGTAACAGCAGCAGGCAAAGCGCTTGAAAGAGAAGGTGCACAGATGGCTGGAATGGGGCCAGTTGAAACAGGCGAAGCTATCAGAACCGCAGCGCAAGCCGGAAAGAAAGAAGCTCAAAAACAAGCCGGGAAGCTATTCGAGGAAGTCCCGGAGTTTCCGATTAATGCAAAACAGCTTATTTCAAAGATAGACGAACTATCAGCACCTACTAATAAATTTGAAGCCGTAGGTAAAAATGTACCTGAAGAGTTTGCACAATACAAAAAAATACTTGAGGAATCAGGCGGTATATCTACACCACAGGATTTACAGGGCTTGCGCTCTAATTTAGCTGAATCTCTAAGAGACGCACAAGGCGCTGCAAGTCCAAACAACAGAGTTATATCAAGACTGTCTCAGCTTATCGGAGAGGTTGATACTGTTTTAAAAGAAGCGGGAGAAATTAAACCACCTACAGGTGTTAAAACAAAACCAGTTGCCGACGCAGCCGAAAAACTAAAAACAGCCCAACAATTCTGGAAAAAGGAAGTAATAGACAAATTCAAAACCGGAACCACAGGCGATATATTAAAGAAAGGCGCATCAGGTGACAAGGTGTCTAACGCTCAGATAGCGTCAAGATACTTTAAACCAGGAAGGGCAGGAGTTGAACAGGCAACAGAGTTCGTTGATTCAGTCGGAGACAACCCACAAGCAAGAGAGGCTATTGAGGATTATATCAAACAAGATTTATTAAGCGCATCAACTAACCCTGTAACAGGAGAAGTTATAGAGTCAAAATTAAAAACATGGTTGACTAGACATAAACCAGCATTAAAAAAACTTGGATTAGAAAATAGATTTAATACAATTGTTAAGGCTTCTGAAGAATTAAACAAAGCTAAAGATATGAAGATTGCTTTTGATAAATCCGTTGCATCTAAAATGCTTAATTCAGACATCGACACAGCAGTTAAAAACGCATTTGCAACGGGTTCTAAGAGCAAAGCAGCATCAAGGCTTATGGGACAGTTAAAAGGCGATAAAAAAGCTATTTCAGGGCTACAGAATGCAACTATTGACCATGTAATAACAAATGCAGAGACAACAGCCGCAGACGCTTTTAATAATCCTGTTTTAAGCCTTGCCAAAGTTGAGGGGGAGTTTAAAAAACTAAAACCAGCTTTAAAGGTTTTATTTAAAGACTCGCCAGAAAAACTTGAAGCGTTAAATAAGTTTAGGTCAGCTTTGAAAATATTGCAACGTGGTAAAACATCTCCCCTTGGTGGTGGCTCTGATACTGCAGAAAATGTTATAACTGCAATGTCAAAAGCGTCTGGTTTATCTCATAGTAGAGCTCTAAATATAATAAAAGCCCTTGCAAAGCCCCTTAGAGATATGAGCGACAACCAAGTTAATGCAATATTAAACAGGGCTGCGTTTGATCCTGAATTTGCACAAACAATACAAATGGCTGCAAAAGGTAGGCCAATCAAAATTATAGAAAGTAGATTTAAAAATCATTTAGCTGCATTGGGATTAAGAGAAGCACTAAAAGACAAGGAGCAAT